ATGCTTTATAGTCTTAATACGCTCTAAGAAGCTCTGTGAGAGATTTTCTTTGTTGTCTAGGTATGTGCTATGGATGTAGCATACATTGTCTTTAACGCCATTAAAACCAGCTTCTACGCCTTTGTCTTGAAAGAATCTGTTGTATATCCAATGTTCTTTAGTAACTGGGTTTAATATAAGTATGATTCTGTTCTGCACATCTTTCTCTCTAATACTTAAATCAATAGTATCAAAAATATCCTCATCTATTAACTCCTCTGCCTCATCTAATATCCAATTTGAAATGCCTTGTAATGATTTTAGACTTGCTGTCTGGTTACCAGCTGATGTCTTTATACCTCTAAATAGTATGTCTGATTTATTGCCTAAGTTTACTACTTCCGATTTATTTACGCTAAATATGTTTTCAAAACCTAATAGACTTATCTTTTCTAAGAACTCTGGTATGATTGACAAGTGTGCTGATACCATTGTATATCTCGTAAACAATATACGTATGTTCTTTGACATTGTAAGCAGCGTTAGAAACACCGTTACAGCAAATGACTTTCCAGAACCCCTACCACCTGTTATTATAAAATAACGAGCATTAGAGTCAAATAAAGGATTATATTTTTCGTTAAGATTCAGTCTTTACAAAGTTTATCAAAGGCATATTGATACTATCATCATTAGTTGTAACATCAACCCTTTGCTGTGGTTTACCATAAAAGTATTCAAAGAATAATTTGACTGCCCATTGCTCTTTCTTTTCTAATCCTTTTTTTAGTGACTCTAATGCTATGTCATTCATAGGTGTTAGATTCTGTATTAGCTTTTGTTCCTCAGCCTTTGCCTTTCTACCTGATCCTGCTCTTTTACCTCCGTGTGTACTCATTTTGAAAAAATTTGATTAATCAAGTTGTTATTATATAATAGAAATCACTTGAATTCATTTGGCAGCATTAATCTTATTCCTAATTCTGTTAAAGCCCATATACGTATTTGATCTGCATATATCTCAAACTCTTTTGTGTTCATTCTTGCTGTGCTGTTTACTGTTTGAAGCCCTATCTGTTTATCATTTATGTCTATGCTTTGCCATTCACTTGCGAACTTAACCTTTAAAGTATCGTGCATTTCATCTGGAAAGTATCCTAGCTCTGCTGCTAATGGTTGCACTATACAAGCCCAGTAGTAATTATTCTGCATATTGCTTCTATTATTTCTTTGTTTTTTTACCTTAACTATATATTCACTACCTAATTCTTTTAAATAATTAAAAAGCGTTTGCTTATCTTGTGTTGTGTTTATTACAAAATTCATTAATACTTTCTGGATAAACTATTTTCAAACCTCTTTTTTAGTTGCTTACTTATTCCAGCACTTAACATCTGTTGGTTTATTCTGTACTTAGCAGCTATAACTTTTAAGCTGATGTCAGGGTTTTCAAAGTAATATTTGACAGCTTTACTCGTTAAAGATTTTAAGTATGTTGTGGATCTTGGTTTTCTCATTAGTCAAAAGATTCATTAATTCCACGTTCACCACATAGCTTTTCTTTAGCACTATCCCATAGCTTATCACCTCTTTTCTTTTTGCTTAAAGATGCTTCTGTTCTAATTAGACTAGGCATACCCTCCTCTGGCTCTGCATCCATCCATTTACCGCAATCACATAGAGCTTGTATAGTTACCCACCTGCCCTCTCTCATAGCGATAGTTGCTTTGCCTATCTCTTTAGTTATACCACATTCACATTTATATATTGTCATTCTGATAAAGCTCCTGTGTTAATATCTCTTTCTACATAGAGCTTGTCAAGCTCAAAATGTAGGTGGTTTATCGCTTTTTGTATGTCTTGTTGTGCTGGGTTTCCATCTTTTTTACCAGCCCTTAATAAATAAGACACTGCTGTGCCTATGTTGTAACTTAATTCAAAGTCCTCTACTACTCGCCTTGCTTCATAACCATAAGTAGTTCCAATATAATAATTAGGTTCAGGTGTTCTTTTGTAATCTGTTTTCATTCGCTATATTTTTTATATAATTTTTTAATTGCATCAAAGCAAGTTGCAATACAAGAACCACAGTTAGTAGTAGGACTATAATTAGTTCCGTGTATAACATTATACGTTTCTATCATTCTTTTTTTTGCTGCTTGATTTTTTGCCCTACCTGTTTTTAAATCTTTCCACATATCTAATATTTCATCTATAATCTCCTGTGGTAAATTATAATCTGGTGTGTCTATTACTGTGGTCTTTTGCCATTTACCCTGACTACAACTCATAGGTGCTAAACGTGCCTTCAGCTTCATAAAACACCCACAATCCTTACAAGTTCCTGTCGGCTTAAAATAATAAACGCAAGACTTACATATTTCTATGCGATCCTTGTAGATTCCATTTGGTACTAGAAACTTCATATTTTCTTATTAATGTTTTCTTTTTTTGAAAAGTGAAAGGGTACGAAAACCCAAACTGCATTACAAAGCTATCTTTCTTTTTCGGATCATACATTTTCATCTAATTCATCTTT